GCCAGGATCGCCCGTGTGCAACGACACATACAGCGAGCCCGCCGTCGACGAGCCACGAAGACCGGTCGCATCACCGATGTTTGCCGCGTTGTCATTGTTGAAGACAAGCTGAAGCAGCGCGGTTTCCCACGCGTTGGACTTTGACATTATTCAATCCCTGTAACTTTGCCGTCTTTGTCACGTGCAACCATCTTCGGCCTGCTCAGCGCAGCAGCTAGGGCTTCAAGCCCCTTGCCGACAGCCTCGCCATTCCGATCCGGCTTCTCTTTCTTGGGCTTCTCAGGCTTTGGCTCTTTCGCCCGCGCCTCACGCTCTGCCGCGCCCATCTCGGCCTCGTGCCGCATACGCTCGGACTCGATCTGCGCCTTGATGCCAAGCTCGCGCTCTTTCAGCGCCAATTCGGCTTTCTTGATCTCAAGCTCGGCCATGCGGATCTGCACGTCCGCCGCCGCCTTCTGGGCATCCATCTCGATCTTGAGCTGGTCGTTACGCTCGCGCGCCGCTGTCTCCTGCGCCCGCAGTTCCGCCTCCTGCTGCGAGGCGCGGCCTTCATAGACCGTCTTCTGGGCTTCGAGCTTAACCCACTCGTTCTCCATGGCCATCTTCTGCCGCTCAAGCTCCATCTTGGCAGCATCAGCCTGCGCCTTCATCATCGCCGCCTGAGCCTTCTGCTCGGCCGCCTGCGCATCGGCCTGAGCCTTCAGCATCTCAGGGTCTGGCTTGTTATCTTCTGGCGGGGCTGTCGCAGTATCGGTCCAGAACAGCTCTGGAGACTTGAACCCTGCCCGCTCCGTAAACCGCTTCAGCAGCTCATAGCCATTGGGCGCTGTGACGATGGGGCCATTCAATCCGCCCTGCATCTGGATGACCTGGGACTGGAAGCCCAGCATCTTCTCCATCACCATCAGTTCCATTTCGCGCCCGCCAGAGCCGACGCCGACCTCGATCACCATGTCCGCACGCTCGCCAAACGTGCTCGGATCGATGTCCACAGGCGCTTTCCCGTGAAGCCTGATCTTCTCGCGGCGCGTATTATGCGTCCGGCTCAGCGCATGAATGTTGAGATACCAATCCTTCACCAGCGTCTCGGCCAGGACGCGGGCGATCATCCTCACCCGCTTCTGCGCCATCGACATGAGCGCCATCGCGCCCTTTGCCGTGTCATGCAGCGTGTCAGGATTGAGCCCCTGCGCATTGCGGACAATACCCGAGCGCTGCTCGGCCATGGTCGAGACGTATTCCAGCGCCGTCTGCACGTCGAAACCAAGCTGTCCGGCCTGTATCGCCGTCACCGCGCCCGGCTTCTGAACCCGGATCGGCATACCCGGCTCATTGCGGAGCACGTCGTCGACGGTTTCTTCCGAGGCGAGGTCTTTGGCAATCTCGACCCGCTGGTTCATCGCGAAATAGCCCGAGTCCAGCATCATGCGGACAAGGGCCGTCTTGATCTTCTGAATCTCCGTCAGCTTGTCAGCCAGCGATTGGCCATAGAAGCGGTGGGTCTGGATGAAGGGCGTACCGACCGCGAGTCCGATCCGGTTCACTTGCCGCTTGTCAAGGATGATCGAGCACTGGTCATCCGTCTGGATGCGCCAAAGCTCGGTCTTGCCGTCCTCATTGGCGTCGATCCTGACCCAATGCTTCAGCACCTGCACCGTGCGGAGGAGCTTGTTGCTCGCCCCGCCGGCCGTCGCATCGCTCTCGCTGGCAAGGTCGCGGCTCAGCTCGGTCTGCTCATCCCCCTTGTTTGGGTAGTCCGGCAGCTTGGCCACCAGCTTAGAATCAAAGCCCTGATCTATGAGGGCCTGCGCCCGCGGATAGCTCCTCACCACGCAATAGGTGGCGTCGGCTATGTTGATTGTGTCAGGGGCTACTGACAGATTGTTAGGGTCGATATTGGCCGATTTGATGCACCCTGCGTCATACGTCATCATTGCCTTGACGCGGAACAGCTCCACCCCATCCACAGCCGGACCGAGGCTTTCCCGCTCGATGATCTCGTAGCCGTCCTGTTCGAGCATCATCAATTGCGGGGCTGTGATGCCCTCGAATGTCTGCTCGTCCGTCTTCTCCTCGTCCGCCCACCATGTCTCGATGATGCCGGTATCGACCTGGAGTGCGTCCTTGATGGCCGTATAGAGCAGGCGCCAGCCATTGAGCTTACGGAAAGCTACGTACTGGACATACTCCATTTCCAGCTTGGCGGCTTCCTCATCCTCCTGCCCCTGCGGATCAAATGAGGCGACATCTTCCCCGCCGGTGAATATCTCGATGAGGTCGGTCAGGACCGTTTCAATCGCGTCGGCCACATCCGTGCTCACCGCCTTGGAGCGGTTGGGCAGGGATGGGACATCGTTCATCTCGCCCTTGGAGTATTCGAGCGCCTTCCGACGCTTTTTCTCCAGTTCGGTGCCGTTCTCGAAACCGACGCTGTTGAGCTTCTCGGCCTTGAGGATGGACAGCAGCTCGGCATCGCCCAGCTTCATCTCATCGGCTTCGGCGGCGGATGTATCGCTATAGGCCATCAGACAGCGCCAAAGGTGGGAAGGGCCAGCTTGGGCGTTGTCGTGCGTGCCCGGCTATCAAGGCCCATGGCCAGGTATCGGAACGCGTCAGCGGCGTGTGAGCAGTTGTGTACGATGGCGCCGTTGGCGAGAGAGAAGCTCTCCTCGCCCGGCACCGTCAAACACCAAACATCCGATACCTCAGTCAGTCTTCGCACGCTTGCGATACGCAGCGGCCTTGCAGTTGGCCGTACAATACCGCTGACTGTGCCCGCTACGCCGCACCAGAGCGCTGAACACCACGCCGCAAGCTTCGCAAGCCCGGTCTTCTCGCTTCCATTTGGTCCAGCTCTTGGACCGCTGCGCATGGCGGCGATGCCAAAGCCTGCCTTCTTCTGAGGCGTGCCACTCTGCCGCCTTTTGCCGAGCGGTCTCGCTGAAATGTCGCTCTGGCCCCCATTCGCGCCGCCCGCTGCGCTCCCACGTGTGCGCCAAATGGTCTTTAGCGGGGAGGCACTCCAAGTTCGCCAAGCTGTTATTGGCAGGGTTTTCGTCGCAATGGTGGATGTGACACCCTGCGGGTATGTCGCCAAACGCGACCCGCCACACATCGCGGTGAAGCTTTGCACCGCCACGCGAAAAGTATCTCTCAGACGGCCAAAGCCGATAAAGCCCGCCATCAAAGTATTGCGTGAGCGGGTCAAGGACGACTGGATCGGCGAACCCCTCGTGAGGCGTTCGGCGGATTTCCATCCGCTGTCCGTCAAGAACAAATGATCCGGCGTACATTTCACCGTAAGCCCGTCGGCGAACGCCACCTCCACAAGTGGGGCACGTCTGCGAGTGATCCTCGGCGAGTGGTACGGCTTCCAGCCACATGCGGTCAGAACCTCCCCTGATTTGGGTAAGTCCATTATCCGACGCGTTCCGTGACGCGTCAATACCTCAGTGTCACCGGTGAAGCACCAGTCGTGATGGGGATGATCCTTGAAGACCTTGCGCTTCTCATCGAACTCGCGCCGGTACTGGCGCAGGCATTCCACGCCCCGATTGGTCTTCTCGCGGTCGAAATAGCAGCGCGGCATGATCATCCTGACAGCGTGAATCCCGTCTTCAACCGTCTGCTGGGGAATGACATCCGAGCGGACGCCCAGCTTTTCGAGCGTCTGACGGCGTGTCTCGCCGGTCCCAAGCTCGCGGGCTTCCACATCGTGCGGGAGCAGGTGCTTGGCGTAGGAATATGGCTTGGCGTCCAGTTTCTTGACGATGGCGGCCAGGCCCTCGCCCGAGACTTCGAGATAGTCGATCACATGGATTTCCCGACCGGCGATCTGGACGAACCAGATGGCAGTTGCGTCATCAATGCCCAGATCCCATGCGGTGTAGACCTTCTGGTTGGGCTGCCATGGGACGTTGCGGATGCGCTTGTCAGCATCGACCAGGCGAAACTCCTCGGCATAGAATGCGCCCTGAATCGCGGCATCGAACGAGCATTCAAACTCCTGCTCGTACTGATCGACCGTCATGATGGCGCGGGCGTCTCTCAGTTCGCTTTCGGGCAGAAGCTTTGTGTCAGAGGCTTTGAACATGAACGCCTGCCAGCCTTCTGCGTGTTGGGCATACTCATAGAGCCGGTGGAACTCGTTCCGGCCCTTGGGCGTGCCGATGAAGATGGCCCAGCCGCCACGGTCAGCCAGCGCAGGGCGGATGACCTCGACCCATGCGCGCGGGTCCATATCCCCGAACTCATCGAGGATAACCCCGTCGAGATAAATGCCGCGCAAGGCGTCGTAGTTGTCAGCCCCGAAAAGCTGGAACCTGCCCTGATTGGGAAAGTCCGCGCGCAGTTCGGCTTCGTTGACCGTCGTTCCCGGTATCCTGAGCGCGAAATCCTTCACGTAGTCCCATGCCGTCTGCTTGGCCTGCCTCAGAAGCGGGGCGATATAGGCAAAGCGCGGACGGGGACGCTGGCAACGCAGGACGCTGTCGATGGTGTCTGCGATCGCCCCGACTGTCTTTCCGCCTCGCCTGTGAATCACAGCAACACGGAAGCGGGCGCGGGACTTGTGGAACTCGGTCTGCCAGGGCCGTGGCCGGTAACCGAGGTCAATCGTCGGCACGTGCTACGCCGGTGATGACCTTGATG